TAAATAATGCGTGACCGTTCTCGTGTAAGTCAATACATTGCCACAGCAGGCTTGTCTGGGCTGTCTCGTAAACAAAATGCATTATCTGGTGGTAGTGAATCTCTTATAGAAGATTCAGTTACTAGGGCTTTGTATAAAGTCCACACTTTCACGACGGTTGGTACTGTCACAATAACCCCAAACATAAACATTGATGCAGTTGAATATGTTGTTGTCGCAGGCGGTGGTGGTTCTGGTGGTACTGCGTATGGTGGTGGCGGTGGTGCTGGTGGTTATTTATTCGGAAGAATGAATTTAATTGCAGGTACGACTTATACGGTAACTGTTGGTAACGGAGGGGCGTCTGGTTCTAATGGTGGTAATTCAGTTTTTGGTTCAGTAACAGCAATAGGCGGAGGAAAAGGTGGATTAAGTGGAGTTGCTGGTTCGGCTGGCGGTTCTGGTGGTGGTGGCGGTGCAAATGCTAACGGCGGTGCTGGTACTGCTGGTCAAGGATTTGCAGGAAGCAATGCCAGTGGTAATGCAAGCGGTGGCGGAGGTGGTGCAACCACTGCAGGAAAAACACCAGCAACTTCTAATAATTCTGGTAATGGTGGTACTGGCGCAAATTCAAACATTAACGGAGTGGATACATGGAGGGCAGGCGGCGGAGGTGGCACTGGTGGTGCATTTACCGCAGGTCAAGTTGGTTTAGGTGGCGGCGGAACTTATTATGTTGGTGGTAATGCCGCGGCAAACACTGGTGGTGGAGCATCGGGCGGTAATGGGACAAGTGGATATTCTGGTGGCTCTGGAATTGTAATTATTCGTTATCCAATTAGTTCTGTATCAAATGATTTGATAGCAATGGATTATCTTGTTGTTGCTGGTGGCGGTGGTAGTGGGGCAGTTAACAGTAATGCTTCTTCGGGTGGTGGTGCAGGAGGTTTGCGCAGTTCGGTTACTGCGACGGGAGGCGTATTGGCAAACGAAAGAACTTATATCGGGCGAGTTGAACAACCTTTAAATATCGCCAAAGGAATCAACTATGCAATCACCATCGGTAGTGGTGGGAACGGAGGAATCCATGCTTCAGATACGGTGGCGACAAATGGCACAAATAGTTCATTTGCATCTATCACATCAATAGGTGGAGGCTACGGGGGGCAAGGTGGTAGCAGTTATGGTGCTGCAAACAGAAATGGTGGAAGTGGTGGAAGTGGTGGCGGAGTAGGAATGGACTCACACGCAGGGACTGCTGGTAGCGCAACTGCGTATCAGGGCTATGGGTCAACCAATACTGGCGCATCGGGTGGTGGTGGTGCTGGTGGTTCTGGTTCTAGAGTCACTGCTTTTAATGGCACAAATTCTGCTGGTCTTGGTGTCAATGTTTTAATTACAGGTTCATCGGTTGGTTATGCTGGTGGAGGGAATCCTGGTGGTGCTCAAGGGAATACTTCATATGGCGGCGGGAACGGCGAATATGGTTTGAATAGCAATAACGAAACTGCTGGAAGCGCAAACACTGGCGGTGGCGGTGGCGGAGGGTGGAATAACTCTTCACCCAAAAATGGTAAAAACGGCGGAAGCGGTGTAGTTATCCTCCGTTGGCTGACATCGGCAGGAACAATTACTGTTGGGGCAGGCTTGACCGCAGATGCGACCACGACAAGCGGCTCGTATTCAATCAAGAGAATTACTGCAGGTAGTGGGAATATAAGTTGGGCGTAAATTAAAACCTGCTTGCTCTTAAAAGTTCAATAAATTCTGTATTGTCCATAAAATCTTTTGAAATCAAATCCATATGCTCTATATGGTATTCATAATCTTTTTTGCCTTGTTCTTCTTGGTTGTATTGCTTTAATTCTTTTGATGCCATTTCTTTAGAAATGTAGCCAAGACCTGCAAGAACCCAGTTGTAGATTCCATTACCGGCAAAACCCATCATCACATTCAACTCATCATCAAGAACGGTCTTGTGTTTTGATGATTCAAGAACTAACAATGCTCTTTCGGTGCGCCTTTCAGGCTTGGATATGTCGCGCCAAAACTCTGTATCGGTTCTTTCGCTGGCATAGTGGATACTGATGAAATCTTTGAACCCCTCATAGAGTTCACCTATCATTTTATTGTATGAGGCAACCGAAGCCCAATTACAGGTTGATTCAATGTCTGTTTTAAGGTAATTAAAAATAAAATAATGAAGTTGTATTATTGTCCCATGAATACTTGTTGCTTCTAGTGGTTCTAGGAATGCTGACGAAAGACCGATAAATAGACAGTTTTTTTTCCAAACTTCGGACAGTCTGCCTGCATCACAGTCAATAAATTTTATTGGCGTAATTTCGTGTCCTAAAAGTGTTTCTATTTCTTTTTGGGCTTCTTCTCTACTTGTGTAGTGAGAATCAAAAACGTAACCACAACCCATTCTGTCCTGAGTTGGGGTCATCCACATCCAGCCTGATTTTTGTGCGTAGGCGACAATTATTGGGTCAATTCTGAATTCTTCTTTGTGCTGAAGAATAAACGGCATTGCTGTATTGACTGGCAGATGTTTTGCATAAGATTCCCATTTGACGCCTAGTTTTTTGGGGAGTACTCGACCAAAACCTGTTGCGTCAATAAAGAAATCAGACTCTACTTGTTGCCCAGATGTGAGTATTACAGACTTGACATTCCCTGACTCATCTATGATTGCATCTGAAATCTTGCCGTCAATAACTTTGACTGATTGGCATCGTCGCTTAAAATATTGTCCTACCGAGTGACCGTCAAAGTTGTAGCCGTAATTATTTCCTGCCATCAAAACCTCGCCATCAAAGTGAAATGGGGACAAGGATTTGCTTGTCAGATACCCATTTTTGCTAGCCAGGTGCATAGGGATGTCGTTTGCGATGACATGCATGAAGGATGGGAAGGTTCCGTACCCCAATTCGCTTGTGCCATCTATTGGGGCAATATATTCGTGACCAAGTTTTCGCCAATTGACATGAGTAATCGCCATCTTTGGAGTTGCGTTTGTTTCTTTAAAAAACTCTGTCTCGTCGCATCCGTAGTCAAAACGTGAGCCTTTTATGATGTCCGTCAAAGTGCCCGTACTGGCTTCCCCGGCACCAATTATGCCTATCTCGCTAGATTCAATAACGGTTATTTGATGACTTGGTTGAACTTTGCTAATCATGAATGCCGCCAACCAGCCCGCAGTCCCACCGCCCAAAACAGTTATTTTCACAAAATCAGTCTACAATATTGAACCTTTGAGTCTCAGAGAAAGAAAATATGCGATAATTAACGCATGGCTTTAGCGTTCCCCGCATCTCCAACAAATGGCGATAGGACAATTCTGGCTGGCAAAGAATACCAATTTACAAGTCCTAAATGGCGACGTTACAGGTCTGTTATTATTGATGGTGGTTTAAGCACCATAGTGATAACTACTGACGAAGACACTGTGGACGGAGGAGATTACGATGGCTTTTAAGAGAATTCTTCTACGACGAGACACCTCGTCTAACTGGACGTCGGGTAATGCTGTACTTGCTGCGGGCGAGATTGGCTATGAGACCAACACTGGCAAGTTCAAGATTGGTAACGGCTCTACGGCGTGGACTTCTTTAGCCTATTCAATCACCACAAACCTTGCTGCGTCTGTCCTCAATGACCTTGGTGATGTAACTATCACTAGTGCCGCTGACGGCGACTTTTTGCGCTGGAATGGTACTGCTTGGATTAATGACGCTGTAAACCTTTCAACCGACACAATCGGCTCTTTTGTTCAAAGCCTTGTTGCTGGTACTGGCGTAACGCTTTCCAACAACTCTGGCGAAAACGCAACACCAACTGTCGCTGTTGATACAAGTGTTATTCAAGCCAGAGTTGCAGATGTTTCTGATACAGAAATTGGTTATCTGAACGGCGTAACTTCTGCTATTCAAACTCAGATTGACACAAAAGCGCCACTTGCTTCGCCAACCTTTACTGGAACAGTTACAGTTCCCACACCAGTAAGCAACACTGATGCTTCAACAAAAGTGTATGTTGATTCGACCGCCTCAACCACTGCAAGTAATGCTGCTACGGCGCTTACCAACCACGAGGCAGATACAACAAATATCCACGGAATTGCCGATACATCTATTCTTGTCACAACAACAGGAACACAGACACTCACGAATAAAACAATTACTACACCTGCTGGTTTAGTAAAAGGTGATGTTGGTTTAGGAAACGTTGACAATACTTCGGATGCAAATAAACCAGTATCCACAGCAGGTCAAACCGCCCTAGACCTCAAAGCAAACCTTGCTTCGCCCACCTTTACAGGAACAGTAGTTCTTCCAGACAACACGGTTGCTCTCGGAACTAAAACAACTGGTGATTATGTAGCCACAATTACTGGCGGTACGGGTGTTACTTCAACAGCCGCTACTACCGGCGAAGGCACAACGCATTCGCTGTCAATCGGTCAGGCTGTAGCGACAACCGACAACGTAACTTTTGCTGGCGTAACAGCCGATGCAATTAAAGTTGGTGTCACTGGCGCTAACGAAATTGACACAACATCGGGTGATTTGACAATTGACTCAGCAGGCGGAACTGTCACAATTGACGACAACTTGACCGTGACAGGTAACTTGACTGTTTCGGGCACTACTACTTCAATCAACACAGAAACTTTAACTGTTGATGACAATATTATTGTTCTTAATAACAACGTAACTAGCGCGCCGACAGAGAATGCTGGCATAGAAATTGAGCGTGGCTCGTCCACGAATGTTGTTCTCCGTTGGAATGAAACTGACGATGCATGGGAATTGACGAACGACGGTTCAACTTATTCAGCGATTGCAACTGCGTCAAGCGTCTCAAGCGCAACAGCACTCACCGTAGACAACTTGACGGATGTAGTCATCACCGCTGCTGCCGATAAAGACTTCTTGATGTACAACGGCACTAACTGGGTAGACCAAGCAATTACTCTCGGCACTGACACAACCGGCAACTACATGACTGATGTGTCGGCTGGAACAGGTATCACTGTCACTCACACCGCAGGCGAAGGTTCCACAGCAACTATCGCTGTTGATACGACCGTCATTCAAGCAAGAGTCACGAACGTAACTGATACGGAAATTGGCTACTTGGATGGTGTCACTTCTGCGATTCAAACACAGTTAAACGATAAAGCACCATTGGCTTCTCCGACATTTACAGGCACACCAACTCTCCCTACAGGAACTATCGCCACAACACAAGTCGCGGCTGATAGCACAACTGCTGTTGCTACCACTGCTTTTGTTACTACGGCAGACAACTTAAAGGCAGACCTTGCCAGCCCAACCTTTACGGGTACGCCCGCAGCACCAACGGCGACAGCAGGAACTAGTACGACACAGGTCGCTACTACGGCGTTTGTCTTTAGTTCTGTAGATAATGACCAGTTCGTTCTCGCAGGGCAAGTATTCTAGTAACCTTCATATAGGAGATAAAACATGGCAACATATAGCAAACAACTACTTTCAGAAAGCACTGACGGTCGAGCAACAAAGGTTGTAGCAACAGCGATTGCTTCTTCACCAACTTTGATTCACACTGGTCAAACTTCAACAACTATTTTGGAAGAAGTTTGGCTTTACGCACAAAACAACCACACAGCAGACGTTGCTGTACGAATTGGTTTTGGTGGCGCAACAGACCCAGATGACATCATTGAATACACAGTAAAAACAAAAGGTGGTTTGTACCTTGTTGTTCCAGGTTTGCTTCTCAAGGGTAACGCAACACCTCTAACAGTCGTGGCGGCTGCGGGCACTACAAACGTTATTTCGTTGTCAGGATACGTCAACCGAATCACGGCATAAATTATGTCTGAATTTCTTAAACGAGGCGCAGTTAGTCAGGCAGTAAGTGGTGGTCCGCTGTCCCCTCGCTCGGGTAGGGGTAATAAAACGGATGGTATATTTGCGTATTGGTTTGCTCAAGGCAAATCAATTCTTTCTGCCTTCTTGGATTCATTTACGCGAAGCAACAACGGAAGCGTAATTGCGGGGGGTCCAGTAGATTGGTTAGCGGAAAGTGGCACTTGGGGTATTGACACAAACCAAGCATCAACATCTACCGCCGCTGCTTCTTATCCACTTGTAACTTTTGATGCAGGCACCGTAGCCGCAACTGTAAAAGCAACTTTGCCAACTACTAGGTCTGCGGGTGCAGGTGTTGCATTTTGGGTTACTGATAGCAATAACTGGTGGGCGGCTGTTGCTGACAAAGTGGATACAACTGGTGCGCCATATAATTGTTCTGGTCCTGGTTCCGCAAACAATTCAACGGGCAACTGTGCGTACACCTATGGTGCACAAGGCGGTGGTCCTGGCGTGTCTCCTGGTGGTAATTATCAATATTGGGCATGCAGTAGCGGAACTTTGTTTGGCAATGGATGCTGGTATTACAATGGTTCTACTTGGGTTCAGTTTGGTACGGGGTATATCGCATGCTGTGTTTACGTAGCCCCATCCCCCTATAACGCTCCATACAATTACACGCCGACAACTGTCACTTATGCTGGTACTGCAAGTAGTTTCAATCGCTCAGATATAAAAATTATTAAGAAAACTGCTGGAGTTGTATCTACTGTTTCAACAACACAGGTCGCCAATCCGAATTCGGCTTCGTATTTAACATACATTCAAGCGACAACTACTCCTACTGGAGTTACGGTGACAGCAGTTGATAGTTCGGCACCGAATACTGTTGCAACAGTCAATGCTATTGCTGGTCTGCCACTCCCTGCACAAAAATTTGGTGTTGTCTATACCCCATCAACTGCCTATGCGAACCCGAAAGTAGAAGCCATTGAGTACACCCCTGGCGCTTAGTTTCCCTAAAGAGAGGCTTGACATCTGCAAGGCATGTCCTCGCTATTTCAGGCTGACAACAACCTGTCGTGAATGCGGATGTTTTATGATATTAAAAACACAATTGGCTACGGCTAGTTGCCCAATTGGAAAATGGAGCGCAAATGTATAACAGGACTGTAACTTTCAACACAAATTCCGAAGATGTCGTTAAGGCTGTAAACTCTCTTCTGTTCTATCTAAATGTAGCAAAAGATAGAATTTTGGCAGATTCGGAATATCCAACAACTAATGAAATCGTCATGCCTTTTGATGAAGCCCGAGCATTGCTTGCGGCAATTTACAGTTTGTCTTCGCTCCCCAGTAGCGATGCCATTCCCGAAGATGGTCAATTTTCGTTGGAAGAATTCTACATTCAAGCCAAACAAATACCAGAGTATTAAAAATTTTGCTAGTATTGCGCCATGGCAGCGCAAATACTCCCAAGCAGTCAAGGACCAGTCGTAATCTACGAAGGGTTGGTTCTTCGTATGTCTGATACCGAAGGTATGATTTGTGCGGTTGATGATACCCCCAATCTCCTTCAAGATTTAGAAAAATTAATTATTGAGCATCTACTTACTGTGGTTGAATTTTCAAAAGAAAATTTTTTAACTAAGAAAAACCCCCATACCAAGTTGGTTCTAGATGCATTGGCGGCGATGGACAACTTTTACAAATTTGCAAGTACCGAGTATATTAATTATCTGCACAACAGAACACAGCAGAACAATCCAGAGATGAACCAACCTCAAGTAGAAAGAGAGACAAGGCGGTTAAATCGTAGCGATATAAATGATTTTTATGCCCTTAAACAACAATGAATAGACCACAATCCGACATTAGGTATGACAAACCAGTGCATAATTGCACACCGCCCTTCATTGTTGTCTCTAAAGTTTTTACCCCAAAAGAATGTGCAGAAATAATAAGCACTGGAAACTCCAAGGCTCTAGAGCCTGCCAAGATTGCCAGCGGTCAAGTCCAATCCGAAATCAGAAGTTCTGACTTAAGGTTTATTGAACCTCTTAATCTTGAGAGAATAGGTTGGATGTTTGAAAGATTAAAAGAAATCATAGACAATGTAAACGACAGGGTTTACGAATACGAACTTAAATATTTTGCTCCGCCTCAATTCACTCTTTATCAAGAGGGCGATTTCTATGATTGGCACATGGACCTACTGATGTCCAACCCATGCCCAAACTTGTTTATGAGAAAACTTTCTGCCACTGTTTTCTTATCAAAACCTGAGGACTTTACGGGAGGAGAATTCATGATTGGCAGAAAAACAGACGGCACACATGAAGACATTATTCAAAATGAACAAGGCTCTGTTGTTTTGTTTCCATCTTTTATGTGGCATAAAGTCAGTCCAGTTCTGTCTGGACAGAGATTTTCATTAGTCGTATGGTGCGAGGGGGATAAATTTAAATGAGCAACGAAATAACCGTCTACTGGGCACCATGGATTGATGGCGAATACCAATATCGCGAAAGAAACAAATTACTTGCTAGTCAATGGGTTTATCAAGAACCACAAAGTGCCTACAAAGATATTCTTTCCAAGAAGAGTGACCAAAAAATAACTAAAAATTTCTTTCAATGTCCTGCAACACGAGACGCTTTACAAAATGTTTATGTAATTAGGTGTCCATTTAATAGTGAAGCAGAGGTATTGCTCAAAGAAGATGGTGCCGTAGACAAAATTGAACAGGACTGGGCTAAAGATATCCCAGACCTTATGTCTCAAGTGGGCATGCAACTAGCCCATGCCCCATCTAAAGAAAATGAATTACTTGTGGTAACTGAGTTTTCGCATATCTTTTTTTGCGAAGAATCGTTACAGATGAGAATGACGGCTCCATGGTTTCACGAAGCACCTCACCTCCAATACGGCGCTGCTGTTCCAGGTATGTACGACATTGGTCGTTGGTTGAGACCAGTCAATTTTGAAGTAAACCTATGGCAAGGGCAGACAAAACTAAAATACTTAGAAGACGAACCTATGGGCTACCTTGAGTTTGCAACAGACAAAAAAATAAGGTTTCAAAGATTTGAAGCAACCCACAAACTTAAAGAAATTGTTGCTGATGCAATAAACACAAGAAATAAAAAATTTACTCCCAGCCTGCTTAAGAGATACCAAATATTTGACCGCTCGCCAGTCAGAAAAATTATTCTTAAAGAGATAAAGGACAACCTTTTGTGATATTTCTTGAAACATCGTCACTAATCGTTGACAACATAGAGGAAATGAACGAATCGCTTAATTTTGCAATATTCAAGTACCACGACAATTTTGGCGACCACGAGATGACAACCAATCACGCAAATTACAATTTGTTTTCCCTGCTCTCTCTAGATTTAAATTTTTACAACCTATACGCGGAGTTGCAACACAGGGTTAGAGGTGTTCTTGGATACGATAAGCCACTATGGATGCAGGCATGGCTGAATGCCCACTCTGAGGGGGCAGTACTTGATTGGCATGACCACGCCTGGCCGTGGCACGGTTATATTTGTATTGACCCCAAGAAAACGAACACAGTTTTTAGAGACCACAAAGATGGCTCAGAGTACCGGGTAGAAAACAAACCTGGTCAAATTTATTTTGGGGAAGGTAACACTTTTCATAAAGTTGAAGTCCTTGAAAGTTATCATGACCTTCGCACAACAATTGGATTTGATGTAACCGACCAAGTTGGGGGGAAGTTAAAAAATGTCAGTTTTATCCCGTTCTAATTCAAAAGAGGAACAATACTCAGAGGGCGACCATATAGGTGTGTGGGATAATTTTTTCTCACCCGAATTGTGTCAAAAGTTTATTGATTTTTATGAGTACCGCTCCAAGATTGCGTTTCAAAGAAGCACATCGGATAAACAAGATTTTTCAATAAACATAGGCACCGAGACAGCAATGAGGGAACTTTTATTAGACCCATCAATGAGTGATGAGTGTGTCCATGAATTCTTGGAACAATTCTGGATGAAGTGTTACCCGATGTATCTTATGAAGCATCCGCAAATGGTTTCATCGGTATCAACACCAGTCTTGTCTACAATCAAAATACAAAAAACGCTTCCTCAGGGTGGTTATCATGTTTGGCATTGTGAACATGCCAACATTGAAACTGGACGAAGGTTTGCTTTTATTATTCTTTATCTCAACGATGTTGTGTCTGGTGGTGAAACAGAGTTCCTTTACCAGTCTGCTCGTGTCGAGGCTTCTCAGGGGCGTCTAGTTTTGGCACCTGCTGCCTACACCCACATGCATAGAGGTAACCCACCACTAGAGGGCGAAAAGTATATTCTTACTTCATGGCTTGAGTTTGAAAAGTAATTAGCCCGAGTAGCCGCCTGCTTTATGGGTGGCGTCGTTGTAGTCAAACATTGTCACTGCAGAATATTTAACACCTGATTTAACTGGCAAAGATGCATGCGAATAGATAAATGTTGACGGGCAAACTACAATATCTCCTGCTTCTGGTTTTATTGTTTGGTCAAGATGCTTAAACCAAAGCCCTCCGCCTTCATAGTTATCATTTAGATAAGCAACAGTAGATACGGTACAAACGTAAGAAAAACCATGGTCTGAATGGGTATCAAAATGCTGGCCAACTCCATACTTGACAAAGTTGACTGCCTCCATGTACCTAAGGTTTAAATCATATTTTTTTGAATAATCCTCGACACATGATGCTATTGATAATACGATTTCTGAATAAAGCGTTTTGAAATCATTGTGTTCTTCCTTGAGTGAATCAACCGTTTGAGGGTTTAATTTACAATCCCAGCAATCTCTGTAATCCAACATCTTCTGATTATGACCAACCAATGCTTTTGACCAAACAAGCGGTAATTTTGATGAATTGTTAATTGATTTATCTATAGTTTCTATTATTGGAAGTGAGGTTTTTATTGCATTTTTATAAACACGAAGTCCAAATTTTGGGTCACCAACATCTATGTAGTCCATATTCAATTCCACCAATTTACTACCGAATATTTAGTGCCCTCTATTACTGGTCTGGCAGCATGCATATAGGGAAAGTTTGATGGGAAAACAACTATGTCACCCGCTACTGGTTCGTAGGTAAAATTCATTAAATCAAAAGATAACTGTCCACCTCCGTAGTCGTCGTTCAGGAACCCAACTGCACTTATTCTTCTAGGGGTCGCAAAAGAGTCGTCATAATGTAGTTTAAATTCCTGACCGACTTCATATTTTAATAAAATATAAGCACTTGAACCAGAAGATATAGGGGCATTAAACCTACACACATAATCACTAACGGCTTGTTTGAAGTCTGAATCAAGGTTGCTGTTTATGTCTTCGGGAATATTTTTTATTTCGCTACTTGTTCTAATGTTTGAGTTTTTATTGCATCCGTAGAGCAATGAATCTTCCCATAAATCGCCGTAGGATTTTTTTATCTCTTCAACTATTGATTGGGGGTTTTTAATTACCGAACGATAAATGGCGATGGCGCCAATTAATACCGTTTTCACAAATCACCATTTACCGAGTGGGCACACTGCTTCCTTAAGTTTTACTTTGAGTTTCATAAAACAACCACACTCTTTACATTGATTAGTGGTCTTGAGCAATCTAGGGCATTCTTCGCAAATAGACCATCTATTTTGTGATTCTTCTTCTGCTAAATATACAGTAGATGGGTTTAGCACGTCCCAAGGGCGTGTGGTACCTAACTTTTTTTTGTACTCTTGCCAAGCGTTCATTGTGGTGTCTCTGTAAATTCTGTGCCATTCCAAAACCAACCAGGACCAACACCTATCTCTAATTGCTCATCGGTCAGTTGAATAACAGTTGGATTTGATTGGAGTATCGCATTCATGAACTCGTCGTTTTTTGGAATTCTTTGGATATGAGCAACTTCGTTATCAACAATAAAATCGTAACTGTGAAAATTTTCATCCAAAGTATCGTTTAGTACAATTGTAGGGTCAGATTGAAATGCTGCGTTGATTGCTTCAAATGCTACGCAATTTTTAAAATTAGACGCGACTTCACCATCTACAACCAGTGCATAGTAAATATCTGGAAGACTTTCTGATTGATTGCTCATATTGCTACCTTACATCTCAAAACGGTCATATTATTTTTTATATCTTAGCAGCATGAAGGACTAGGGCAACTTCTTGAACAGTTTGAATTTAAATAAACATTGCATGAGCATTGTTTAACGCCACCAACACAACATGGTGAGCCACAAACCGAACAAGAATCGTTTAAGCACTCGTTGCCTGGCGTACATACTGGCGTGAAAGAGGGCGGCGGGAAAGACGGTGGAAACGATGGCGCTGGCGCTGTTGGTGTCACAGCAGCAGAAGCCGCAGAGGTGGCACTTACTCCATAACCACTAATTGTCGAGACTGTAAAGGTGTAAGAGGTGCCGTTGCTTAATCCAGTTACGACCAACGGAGAACTCGCACCAGATGCAGTAATACCGCTTGGACTAGAGGTGGCTACGTAGGTTGCAGTTCCTTTGCCGTCATAAACGGGGAGAGTGAAAGTAACTGTTGCTTGAGCGTTGCCTGCCGAAGCACTAACCGATGTAGGTGGGTCGACGTACTTCCCTTGGCTAGATGTATTGCCTGGAATCACGAGGCACTCAAATCACCCATCAGCATCCAAATGTTCGTGTCGCACTTAAGGAGTGTCGCCGACGAGTATTGTGCTCGCAAGTAAGTGCCAGGGGTCGCATAAAGGATTACAGTTCCTGAAACAGGAATTACTTGTGTCTTGCCAGAGCCGTACTGAATGATATGGATTTGTGAACCTATAGGGAAAGCCACAGAAGCGTTCGTCGGCACCGTGACGGTATTGGCTGTTGAGGTGACGCTCATTTTAATAAACTTGTTTTTATCGGTCAGTACGAGCGTATATGAAGCGCTTTTTTCGTCAATTGTTGCGTCTGCTAGTTTGCCTAAGTCAATAGCGGCTGTGGTGCTGATGTCTGCGTTAACAATTGCGCCGTCAGCAATTTTCGCTGAGGTTATAGCACTATCAGCAATCTTTGCTGTGGTGACATTTGAGTCCAAAATCTTTGCTGTAGTCACTGCATCAGAAGCAATCTTGGCTGCGGTGACTGCAAGTGCAGCAATTTTGGCTGTAGTGATTTCACCGTCTTCTATCTGTGCGCCAATTTCAACCCAATTGTTTGTGTTGTCGTACAAGTAAAGTTTGTTGTCGGAAAAAAGATAGGCAAGACGACCTGCGCTTAAAGACGGTTCGCCCGCGCCTCCGAAAGCAGCATCACGGGCGGCGCTGTCCGCAAAATATGCGACAACCTGATCCATTAAGTATGTGTTTACTTCGGTTGCGGTTAATTGACTACCGGCAGTAAACAGTTTGACGCCTGCGCCAGCCATTCAAACCTCTGTTTCTTTATTAAAAGTTATTTAGATTATACATCAAAACAGGTATTTTTTAATGAGAACTGAATATTGTAAAATTATCCTCGGGGTTCTTCATTGCTTCAACGATCTAATTTGTCATTTCGGCGCGTGTCAGCGCTCATCGTCTCGTTAGTTCTGCTCGCCCTTTTTGTCCCTGTCTCTGCCGCTGAGGCAACATTTGCAACGAATACACAGATTTCTAACGGGCAAGGGTTCCTTCAGGGCGAGTTCGCCGAGGTTGGTGTAAGAGCAAACGGCGCTTTTGGTTCAACGAGTGTCCCTAGCGGTTTCCACGCAAACCCTGCTAACTGCCTTGGTTTCCGTGTTGACCGTGAAATGGACGGATGGGGAAGCACCACAGACGATGGTGATTACTTCTGTCCGGGTTCACCATTTGAAGGTTGGCAGGTAAAGGTCGGTTCAAGCCTAGGTCTAAATGACCACTACCAAACAGGTGTTTCTGGCGCAGTTTCTGACATTCAGAACTCTGGTTCATCTCAGTGTGTTTCTTGGATTAGTGCAAGCCCGTATAACGGTGTCAGTATCTCGCAGAGGTATTGCGTACCAACGGCAGGTCAGGCGCTTCATACGGATGTGACGCTCACCAATACGACTAGTGATGCAATTAGTGATGTCTTCTTTGGTCGTGGCTTTGACCCAGACAATGCAACAGGTTCTGGCTCAATGACCTGTGCTGGCTCAGAGGCTGGAACGAATATGTTTCAGTCTTGCAATGCTGTGACTGGTCAAGGGACAGAGGCGCAAGCAACAGCCCGTTGGGGAAATAACGCGTTTATTGCTCTTCAGTCGTTTGATGCTCGCGCCCGGGTAGCGAGACAAACTGGCGGATTCTCTTCACCAGATCCTGCCGATATTTGGAATGCTGGAAACACATTGGCGACCAGTGGAACCTATCTTGGCAATGTCGGTGAGATGTATGCCGACGCAGGTATCTATGTTGCTCTGAATGTTCCAACGCTTGGCGCTGGCGCTTCAACATCTTTCCGTATCAGTTATGTGCTTTCGGCAGACGGCAATAATGCTCCAGTTCTTGGTGCACCCGTAGTCAGCGGCATTGGTCAAACTTCCGCAACCGTTGCATCAACAGTCAACCCAAAAGGTTTCTCCACTACGGCAGAACTATTTTACTCAACTGACCCAGATTTTGGTACTTCTAGTTCGGTCTCAATGGGGACATTTACTGGCACAGACGAGGTGGCTATTGATGCAGAGATCACTGGTCTTGACCCGAGTGAAATTTATTACGCAAAGATCGTTGCGACTAACGAAACTGGTGAAACAGAGTCCGCAGTATTTGAATTTGATACCCTCGCGGCGGATGCACCAATTGTTTCATCAGAGGAGCCGACAGTCTCCGTTGACGACGGTCCTGTAACTCTTTCAGGAACTCTGAACCCTAACGGTTTTAGTTCTACCGCAGTATTCCAATACAGCACTACATCAGACTTCTCTGGCACGGTAGTTGATATTCCTGTTTCGGGAACTTTTACTGGCACATCGCTTTCAACGGTTTCAACAGTTGTTGAAGGTTTGACTGGTTCAACTACTTACTACTTCCGTCTAAAAGTTACTAATGCTTCAGGTTCGGCATATGGTTCAACCATCTCGTTTGTGCCAGCAGATATCGTCGCGCCAGTAGGAATAGTTGTAACAAGCCTTGCGGACGATGGTTCCAACGGAACTCTTCGTTGGGCTATCAACCAAGCCAACGCAACTGCTGGTGGGATTTACGATGCAATTGTTTTTAGTGTTGATGGAACAATAACGCTAACTTCTGACCTGCCTGCGATTACCGAAGGCGTAACAATCACAGGTACAGGAATGGCTACAACGATTATTGATGGTGACAACCTCTATCGCTCACTCAATAATAATGGCACGAGAACAATTGCTGTTAGTGATATGACTTTCAAGCGAGGCAAAGCCACTAACGGCGGAATTGGATACACAAACAACGGAGGCACGTTCACCTTTACACGAGTCAAGTTCACCGACATGACTTCTGGTAGTGCATGGTTCCAGTCCAATGCAAACGTCACAACTTTTATTGACTCTGAGTTCAGTGCTCTTGCTTCAGGTGTTAAATCTGACTATGGCTCCACTCCTTCTGCGTTGAGTCAGACAGATAGCGATTACACAAACCGCATCTACATTGACGGCTCAACATTCACAAACAACACTTATGGTGTTTATACCGAGCGTTTTGTAAAAATAAACAACAGTCAATTTACTGACAACACTTATGGCGCGATTTTGCGAGGACTCAATCGCCAGCAAGTAATCAACTCGGTGTTTACGAGCAACTCTGTTGGTGTTTACTTTGCCTCTTGGATTCCAACAACTTGGACGCCCGGAGCAGGAAATCAGACTGTTTCAGGAAGTACTTTTAATGGCAACACAACTGCTATTCAGTTTGCAAACAACTTCAATAACGGTTCAACCACATACAACGGCGTGAGTGCCAACTCGTGGTCAACATCAACTGGCAATACTTTCGGTGCCACCACAATAAATACAGCAAATTATTCAGGGACTGGATATGTAACCGAAGACGACACAATCACTGCCGCGTATTTCAATGCAGTCGCAAATCTGACGGCTGTTGCAAACTCAGACGGAAGCGTCAACCTTGACTGGGATGAACCAACGTCAAGCAATACTGCTATCTACGGTTACTCAGTTAGTTTCTATGACCTTGACGAAATTGGTGGAACCGCATCGGGTGGCTGGGGAGTTTGGACTAATCAAGGAACCGACTACTCACTAGGTGAGTGGATGTTCTCTGGAAGCAATCCTGTCACGACTGGATTCGGACCTGTGCGCTTTGGTATCAAAGCAATGAGTGGTCAATGTGTTGGTGTTGGAAGCGGCAGTTGCACCTACGGTCCTGAAGCAACTGTTGACGCAACTGTTCTTGACCCAACTCCAGTTACTACAACTACGAGTAGCACTACCACTACAACTACCGTTTACGTACCGCCTGTTGATAGTGGAACTACAACCACTGTTTACCAGCCGCCTGTTGTTGTTATTCCGCCGGTTGAAGAAACTACGACCACCACTTCAACCGTTCCCGTCGCCGTTGTTCCCACAGACGATACAACAACAACACTCCCGCAATACCCAGACCCTGAAGAAGGATCCACCACCACGACGCTTCCAACAGAAACAGAACCTGAAATTGAACTGCCAACCATAACAGTTCCGAAATACGAAGAAGAAATTCTACGGGAAGACGAAGAAGAAAATCCATGGGGTGATTCTACTGGGACACCAGAAGAATTTGACGAACTTCCAGCCGACGCCACCCCAGAAGAAATCGGTGCAGTGATTGAAGAAGTTGACTTTACGGAAATTTCAGACAGCGACTTTGACAACACGATTGATGCCGTATTTGACAACATAGAAAATCCCGAAGACGTAGCCGATGTGATTGGCTCATTCCTCGAAGCGGATATTTCCGACGAACAGTTTGACGCAGTCTTAGACAAAGTCTTTGACGGTCCGATGACCGCTAACGAAACCACAGAGATATTGGAAGAACTGCTTGATGGTCCTGTCACGATTACTCAACTGCAAACAATCATGGACAAGGTGTTTGAGGACATATCAGACACGAAAGAAACAGTTGCAGTGTTGACCAATTTGTTTAATGGTCCGCTCAGTAATGAAGAACTTGATTCAGTCATGGAAGCAGTCTTTAGCGAAGACGCAACCGTTGACCAAATGTCTGATGTCATGACCGACCTTCTTGGCAAAAACCTTGACGCCAAAGAACTTGACGCAATGTTTGAGGCGGCGTTTGACGGAGACCTCACAGACAAAGAAACCATTGACCTCATCGTTGATGTGTTAGCAGAAGACCTCACCTCCGAAGCACTTGGTTCTGCCTTGGGTGCCGTGTTTGACGAAGAAGTAAGCAACGAAGTTTTGGTTAAAACTTTCACTGCTGTCTTGGGCAACGAACTCAACGAGGATTCCGTTGAGGTAATCGTGAATGTCCTTGAGTCAGAATCCATTTCAGAAGCACAGGTAGCAACAGTTGTCACATTAATCATCGAACAAGAAGGTGGTGTTGATGCGGAACAAGCAACAGAACTGGCAACAAGCCCAAAGGTCTTGGAAAGCATCAGTGGAGAACAAGCAACGGAAGTGTTTGATGCGATCATTGTTGCCGAGGTCTCGGAAGAAGCGGGTGCTGAAATTGCCGAGGCACTTGCGGAAGCGCCTACTGATGTAAAAGAGGCGTTCGAAGAAGAGATCAATGTTTTTGCGGGTGTGTTTGATACTTATGTTGCTTTGGGTTCAGAAATCAATGTTGGCGACCGTCGTACAGTTATTGCCGTAGGAGCCGCTGTGAGCCTCGCAGGCGCTGCGGTTGCACTTGGCGGAGCAAGTCCTTCGTCTGGTGGTGGAGCGCCATCTGGTGGCCCTGGAAGCCCCTCAGGGCAGAACAATAATGTCGCTCGTAAGCCCGAAGAAGAAGAGATGAATGGGGAACTTGCTTGGGATGGTGTGGAGTGGATAAAGCAGTTAAGTATTTTCAGGTATAATAATGGGGTTAAAATTTTAGATTGGGGTCTTTTTGTGAAAAAATTTATATATGGTTTCTTAAATTTGGGGTTCACTATTTCAGGATCGCTAATTGTCTACTTGACGCTGTCGGGAACCATCCAAAGAATTGCTGGTATTTCCTCCATTCTTGCGTTTGTCGGCGCAATGTATCTGCACATGCGGGAACCTGACAACAATTAATGTAATATATCTTATGGTGTATAATATTTAAGTTGTACCCATAAAGATAAAGGTTTTTTCACATGGCAAAAAAAGTTGCATGGGATTACATTGTTCCTGTAAAAATGCCCAAAGATTTAAAAGGTATTGAGCCTGGCAAACTCCCTGACTCACTCCTGCGCCCAATCAAGAGCGGTGGAAAACTTCATTGGCTAGCCGCCAACGCTTGGAACGCAATGGTCGCCAAAGCCAAAGCAGATGGACTTGAACTTAAGCCGACATCATCGGGCGACCTATATCGGGAATACGAAATGCAAAAAAGAGGATTTTTGCAAAGATATCAACTTGAACCAATCAAAGGTGCAAGCACTAAAACCTTTGAAGGGAAAACTTGGTATCTAAAGAAGGGATATGCGATGCTTGCCACACCGGGTAAAAGTCAGCATAATCTCGGTTTGGCGGTTGATGTTCATTCAGCGGGTGAACCAAAGCGTATCAATTGGTTGATTGCAAATGTTAAAGATTTTGGATTTTCGTGGGAAGTGGTCCCATCGGAACCATGGCACATTCGCTATGTATGTGGTGATAATCCACCACCAGCAGTCGTTGCTTTTACAAGTGGACAACCAGCCGTCGCACAGCCGACCGCAGCACCATCCGCAAAAGTTTCAGTTTCCGCTTCAGCACTAGCAGACGAAAACCATGCTATTCAGCAAGCGTTGAAAGATAAAGGATTTTACAACGGAGCGATTGACGGAAACATTGCTAGTGGGGAATTCCAACAGGCACTCAAGAGATTCAAACGAAAGAATGGTTTGAATCCAGATTTCCTTATCGGCGGAAAAGTTAAAAAACTGTTGGGTTTGAAATGAGTAAGTACGCACAAGGTGAAGCAACAGTAAAAGAAGTTCGCAACGAAGCGTTTCTTTCTTCTGTCATAACTGAAGCCGTTGCTAAACCATCTAAGAAAACTTCTAAAAAAAAGAAATCAACGAAGGAGTAATCTTGTTATGGACGCTACATGGGCTGCTGTTGTAACTGGCGCTTTTGCTCTTTTAATGTTGTTGATAGAAAAGGGTCGCCGCGAAAATGTTCGTGACCACGGCTATGTTGCACAAAAACTTGATGACCTAAAAGCAGATGTGAAAGACATTGACGGAGATATCGCTGTCATTGAACACAAACTTGATGCACACCTTAATGACCCAAAGGGGCATGGCGGTAAAAAGAAATGAGCAAGAAACCCGCTAAACGACGCACTAGCGATCCGTCAGTTGTAGTTAAGAAAGTTGACACGGGTTTTAATGTTCGCTTCATAGGCTCTAAAGGCTTTCCCCATACCTGCCCGATATGCGGAAGCCAAAGAGGTAAAGGTATGGTTCGCGAATATAAAACTGTTTTGTATTGCGGAACAGGTTGCGTAATGAAACACAAAAGACTCACAGAGGTTGAAACCGTATGAAGAAAGATTTGTTTGTAAATGTCCTTCTTAGAATTCTTGCTACTTTTGCTGCATCTGGCTTGGGTGTTATCGGTGCAGGAACTATCGCTGGTGTTCCATTAGTCAAGGCTGTCTTTATGGCTGGAATTGCAGGGGTTGCAGTAGTCATTGAAGGTCTCTCTAGAGCCTTTCTTGATGATGGAAAACTTACAACATCGGAAATCAACGATGTGTTTAATAAGGTTGATCGGAAATCACCAGCGAAATCTAAATCAAATGAAACGGCTTAGTCTCGTTCTCGTATCCATACTTGCTCTTGCTTCTTGTGGTTACGAAGGCAACTACAGATACGAATGCCAGATTCCAGAAAACTGGAAAAACGAAGAATGTAATCCGCCTCTTTGTTTAGCAAGCGGAGAGTGTACGAAGGACTTGCTTGGGTTCGACCCAACAGAAACTACTATAGAAGTTACACAAGATACAGGAGAATAAAATGTCTGATAAAAATGAGGACAAAAAACAAATAGGCGTGAAAGACAAACTGATGCTTTACATTACTCTAGGAGTTCTAGGGTTTATTGCTCTTGTAATCGCTGGAGAATATGTCGTGGTTATGTATTCGCAGTCCAAAACAGGAGAAGTTGTTGGAACTGAGCCTGATGTTATTGGTTTGGTGCAAAATGCTCTTGTAGGTCTAATCGGAATCATCGGAGGCTACTTCGGTGCCAAAGCAACAAAAGGAGATGAATAATTATGGCTGACAAAAATGGCGACGGAATTGTTTACAACTGTTCAGATTGCGGCGATGGTTATGTGAGGTGGTATGGACTTGGCGGCGATGGTCCAAGTTCAACATGCGAAACATGGGGACTAACTCCTGAACAAATACGATGGATTCACGACCATCCTGAAATAAACCATAGAGCCGAAGACCTTGCAACCATGGAAATAGGAGATTGAAATGGCTGACAGAAATGGCGACGGGATTGTTTATCATCGTTCAGATTGTGGCGACGATTATGTGAGATGGTACGGCTTTGGTGGCGATGGTCCGTGTTCAACCTGTGAGACATGGGGACTTGCTCCCCAAGCAATTAAGTACATTCATGACCATCCCGAAATAAACCATAGAGTCGAAGACATTGTGGCTATGGAGTGGAATACATATGTTCTTCCAGTACTCGAAGAAGGTTGGGAAAGAGTAGAAGAAGGCGTGAAAGATGCGGTCGCATGGGTTGATGCAAACGCTTGCAACATAGCAGTAACCGCAATGGTCAATGGGTTGGTTCTTGCCGCGTTTGGACCAGAGCAACCTGAAGGTTTAGCAGCATCCACGACTCTGTCTGTGATGGCGCAAGCAATAGATAAAGCAGAAAAAGCAGTCGTAGTAAAAGCAATGACTGAAATAATTGCTGATGCATTTTTGCTGATACCAGCAGTCAGCAACAGCATTGACCACTCACTGTTGGACAACGTAATTTCAAATTGTTTGGCTGAAAGTTTCAAACATCCAGAAATGTGGGAAACACCAGCAGGTGTTTGGCTTGCAATCGGATGGGCAGTTTCGCCATTTATTTCAGATTTGATTTGCAAGAAAACTTGTCCTCAAGGATTCACCAAGGCATTCACGGGGTAAATTATGAACAAATTCAGTAATCGTCCAAGAATGACATCAACAGAACTAGATGCACGGCTCAGGTTTGTTATTGGCTGCGTTCTGGGGGTAGTGCTTCTGGCTACTACTATTGGAGTACTATACGCACTTATATTCGTTTCACAGCCAATTGGCGCTCAGGCAGAGAATGACAAGATGTTTTTCACCGTACTCTCATCAGTCGCCACATTCATAACGGGGACACTCGCTGGTTTAATGATTTCTTCAGGTCAAAGCGCTGAAGATAAAAACGGTAACGGTATTTCAGACGACCAAGAATAAAGTAAACTTGATTAATGGGATACGGTAACGGAGAACAAATAGTAAAAAAATCCCGTTTATGTAAACATTGTCGCTGGCAGATACATGAGGAACCGTATAAAGAATTCACTGTTTGGTGTGACTATCAATCTGATGGCATTTTCTGTGGAAGACGAGACAAAGGTTTACCTCACGAACCCGAAGAGGTGGTTGTAAATGAAAGTTTGGATTGACCAAGACTTATGCACTGGAGATGGTCTCTGCGCGGAGATAGCCCCCGATGTGTTCATCATGCTGGAGGATGGGTTGGCGTACGTTCAGGAGAATGGGAAGATATTTTCCAAAGCGCGAGGGAATCCCGAAGGTGCGGCGGGTTGCGCTTCTTTTGGCGAAGACAGGCTTCAAGATGTGATAGATGCGGCTGAGGATTGTCCGGGTGAGTGCATTTTTATAGAAGCGGACTGAATGGTAGAATAGATAGTAGGAAAGGAAGCCTCTTCTTTTTGCGCGTAGGGGTGCTGTTACTAGTTTTTGTAGTTTAAACGAACTAGTCTTTCCTTATGGTTGACACCGACGAAGAAATCAAATGGCATAACGACGGACATGTTGTTTCCCTTTTGTTGAATAAAGACAAACTTGAGATCGTTGATGTTGGCTGCCCCAACAGAGGTAAAGAAGATTCGTCCTGCGCACACGATGATGTCGAATGCGTAGTGGAGCATTTCTTAAAGTTGTACGGGCTTGAATGTAATGTTGGGGTTGTGGAACCTAGCGGGAAAATTTCTATAGCATGGGCTTTTCTTGGCGACAGGCACAAAGATTTAGGGGCGTGTCAAGTTTGGATTATCCCAACAGAAGATGAAGCGTTCTCTGCTTGGATCTCTACACAACAATAGTTATTCGTCGTCTTCAACGCCTTTGTCCCCGCATTCAGGGTTTTCGGGTATCGGTTCCTTGCATGGACACTTAAAGGATCTTGCACCGATAACAACCATATTTATTTTTTGTTCGCTTCTTCGTAGCCCAAAACACGCCCAAGCGTAGGGTCTAGCGTTTTATACCAACCACCTTTTTTCATCAACACACCTTTTGCCCCACTGGTTTCACATGTCCGCGATGAGAGTTGTTCGTACCTGCCGATAACCGTCCTAAATTTTTTGGCAAATTTTTCTTGAGATGGTTCGGCGTAGTATCGCAGTGTTCCAAACTTTTGTTTGATTTGAAAAACTGTGTAGTTGGGGTCTATTGCAAAAAGTTCGCTGTGGCAATCGGCGATTAGATCAAGCCAACCATCATCGCAGTCAATATGTTTAATCCATTTGTCTCCAAAACTACGGAAGATATCACCCTTTATGGCTGTGGGTTTGTCGTCCACATAATCTTCGTCGTTTTCGTGTAGTTGTTGCCACTCTGTTGATGTGTGCGGTATTAACCCACGAAAATATTTTCTGATAAAAGTGTCTATTGTCTGGAACATACAACCTACATTTCTGTCGTGACAATCAAATGGTCTTCGTACACATAGTCTGTTTCAGGGGGCATCTTGTCTAAGACAAGCATTCGTTGTAGCCATCTGTCTGTTCCGTCATATTTGGCTGTGAAAGATTTTCTTCCGTGAACTACTTTTCGGTTGTCCATGACGAGGATGTCACCTGTTTCTAAAACTATTTCTTTGGTGTGTGTTTTGATTGATTCAAGAAGTTTGTCTAGTGCTTCTTGTGCTTGGAATGTTTTCCCTCGCATATAGAATTCGTCAAATTGTATATTTAACCCGTTTGTGGTTTCTGTCAGTATGGGTAAAATAATGTTTTTGTTTGGTTCTCCGTGTGTTCTGAAACTTTCATCTATTGCTGTGATGAACAATGGTTCTTTTAAGCAAAACAGTGTTTCGTTGTCTAATGATGAGACGATGTCGTCCACGGTGGCGAAGGTAGTTACAGCGTTTAAATCTTCTCGTAGACACATCAGGATCACGAACGCTGGTGAGTATGGGTGGAATGCTGATTCGGTGTGTAGTTGTAGATCTATTTTAGATGAGGATGAAATTTGTGTGGTTTCCCGTTTTCGGATAGGGAAAATATTTTGGGTTAGTTTGCCGTCTTGTTCTTGTTTGTAGGATGCTGGTAAGCCGTGTTGGTAAGCGACTTGTTTTAATGTTTTTTGTGCTTGCGGTGTTTCGGGAATTTCTTCTAGGGATGTGGGGGTGGGGGGTATTTCACCCATGTTTGCGTCTTTGATTAGAAGTAAACTCATGGTGATATCACATTAGTTGAAGGGAGTGCTTCAAAAAGTGTCTTTATTAACCTACGAAGGTCGGGATGATATACCACCTCGTTTAGGTTTATCCGATATTCGTAGCGTCCTTTGACTTTTGTTCTTGCTACTAACTTGTTTTTACTCAATAAGGATATGGCTTTGATAATGGCAGTGTTTGTGACGCCAAGGGTTGTGGATAGTTCTCGCACTGTTAAACCTGGGGTTTGTATGAGGTAAAGCAATACTCTGCCGGGTGGGGTCAAAAGGTTTACATTGCTTTTAGGGGTGTAGGCGATGATGTTTTGTTCATCTAGTTCTTCAAGGATTGACTCAACTAGTTGTTTGGCGGAAAGGTTCTTTGCTTGAGCGTTTTTCACTACTCGTTCTAAGGGTCCGCGTATTGCGTGGTCTCTTCTGTTGTCATGATTTGAAACCATCTGCGCAGATTATCACAGTGATATCAGAGATGTTTTTCCTAAAACCCCTTAAATATTTTATTTATTTACATTTGTATTTGCTATAAGTGAATAACAGTGCTTGACACAAGAGAAATAATGTAGTTGTATGTCATACTAGAAAGACAGGAGAACACATGACTAGTCCAGATAAGTCAAAGAAAGACCTGCTCAACAAACTTTCGCAGATGTCTAAAACCGTTAGCGCGCCGTGCCCAATAGGGAAAATACACAAACAATTAGATCCCGAAACACAAGTTGCGTTAATGAACGCATTGCAATCACCAGCGTCAAACTCGCAGATACACAGAGCCCTAATAGATGAAGGGTTCTCAATATCTCGCACAACCATCAACCAAAAACGAGGATGCTTCAGAGAAGGCGGGCACAAAGAATGCCAATGTTTCCCTAGCAACCTAGGAGCATCAAAATGAGCAAACTCAAAAACGCATTGACTGATATCGCCTTAGACGCTGACGGTCACCCCAACGGGGACAAAGCATGGGCGACAGTCTCACCAGAAGGCGGAGAGTTATCCACAGGAGCAATGCTCACAGAACTTGGCACAGACTGGGACACTGTTCTTAAAGGATTCGGTTTAGACCCGAACATCTTTGAAATAGCGGACGATACCGTCAAAATGTCTAAATGGCAGTCATCTAAACGCTTAGAGAACGGCGACAGAGATGTGATATGGCTTTACTCATATAAGGCTAGGTTCCGACGCAAAAGTCTCACAGGTTTAAACGACGAACAAGTTAATGAGATCCGTAACTATGTACAGAAATGGAAACCTGTAAACAAACCAACAACCACCCCTTCAAAAGAGGCGGGCGCAACATTGGTTGTTTGTTGGGCTGACCAACAGTTAGGTAAATCTGCTGGTGGTGGAGTAGACGCAACAGTTGAAAGAATCCTTGACAGTTACACAGCAACGATTGAACGGGTCAAAGAACTCCGCAAGATCGGACGCAACATTGAGAAGATAGCCATTGTGAACATGGGTGACCCTGTAGAAGGATGTGACGGGCAGTATTCAAGCCAGTTGTTCACAGTTGAATTAACTCAACGGGAACAACTTCTTTTAGCGATAGATCTTTGGTCTCAAGGTTTACGACAGTTAGCACCATTGGCTGACCAAGCAGAGTTCATTTCTGTTCATTGCAACCACGGTGAGTGGATGCGCCGTAACGGCAAACAGGTAACTAGCGATTCGGACAATGTGGGTGGCTTTCTTGCTGACACTGTGAAACGGATCGTAGAAGACAGACCAGAGTTAGATAAACTTAAATGGCGTATCCCACATGATGAGATGGTTATCACCTCAGTGCTATCAGGGGTCAAAGTGGCGTTTCATCACGGTCACAAAATCAGTGGTAAAGAAGTGGAATGGCTTCGCGGGCAGTCAATAAAGATACTTCGCGAAGAAGGCAGAGAGCCAGATATCTGGGTTACAGCACACAGACACCATTTACAGGTACAAGACTTCGGACCTTGGTACAGGTTCCAATGCCCATCAAACGATGGTGGTTCAAAGTGGTATACGGATATGACGGGTAACTGGTCTACACCAGGGACACTCACTTTCCTTGTGGGTAAACACGACCCTAAAGGTTGGTCAGATATGGCAGTCCTCTAACACAAAGCGGCGCGTCAGATAAATCTAAACGACAAGGAACTCAACATGACACTAAACCCCTACTTCACAAAAGATGACATCCAATGGTACTTAGAAGACATAGGCGAACAAGCCTTACTCATGGACGGCTTCGAACACGCAATCATCGGCTTCTCCCAACGCATCAACGAACCACTCCTAGCCGTCTACAACCACGACCTAATGATCCAAACCTTAATGAAGCGCGACAACATGACCTACGACGAAGCCGACGAATACATACAGTACAACTGCATCGGCGCATGGGTAGGCGAACAAACCCCCATCATCGTCAAACCAATCAACTTCTAATGACAACAGTAGTAGGGATACAAGGAGACGGATACTGCCTACTAGCCGCAGATACCCGCATCACCTCCACAGACAGCGCGGGCGTCCCATACCAAATCATGACCCTCAAACCCGAGACTTCCAAAATAGCGGTTAACGGGAAATACTTGATAGGGACAGCAGGAGACTTGAGAGCCATCAATCTCCTGACCCATACTCTCAATCCTCCAGTATGCCCACTCAACCTCAAGGGCAAAAAACTAGATGAGTTCATAACCAACAAACTCATCCCTGCAATCAAAGAGATGTTTGA